TGGTACCGGTAGTAGTGTTACCGCTCTGCACCCTGTCTTTGAGCGTTACATGCGCTCTGTGCAGTCGAGTGGCAAGGTCGTTTATATAGTCTCATGGCCAACAGCACAAGAAAACCTTAACCCCACAATCGCTCGTAATGCGTTGACGCTGGCAAACGATGTTGCTCAGCATCCGCATATCATTCTTGACAATGAACGAGCCACTCGCTTACTTCGCGGCAGAATCGGCATGCTTGGCATGTACCCTGTCGCCAACACACAATTTGCTAAGTCGTTAGCCCAAGTGTTAAAACTCTCCACCGAGGATTCACCGATCCAATCTTTTGATAGCAAAGATTTGGAAACATGTTTGGGTAATGACGGTCGCGCCTTTATGGGCTCGACTATGATAAAGGACCCAAATACTGCTAAGCTTGGATCGGTGATTCTCCATAACTGTATGAATAGGTCAGCATGCCCTCCACCGAAAGGTAAGGCTGCTGCAGGTTCATTGGTTTTGGTAGTCTCGGAAGAGATGGTGGCTGATCCAAAAATCAGTAAGAATATTGAGTCCGCGATTGCTTATGTTGGTGGTCGATGCGAGACACTTTTCTCTGGCGTTTACGTCCGAAAGAATGTGCCCGGATTGATTGCGATACTAAGCATGAATGGATTAGCAACATGAAAGGATTAATATAATGGCATTTAGAAAAAACAAGAAATTTATTGACCCTCGGTATTTTTTGCACGAGACGACATACAGAGATGAGTTGGATGAGAATGTGCCAAATATAGATTTTCAACGCCGTGCTCATGGTGGAAAGACTTGCGATGAGTGGTCTGAAAAGATTGCGAGATTAAGAAAATTGTATGATGAAGCCATCAAAACCCACCACGAACAACTCCCGAGCGTACTAGACTCCGAATGGACCGACGAAAAAGCTAAGCAGCAACAACAAGAGCGAGAAGCCGTCCCCATCGCGCGCACGCTGGCCGTCGCTGCTGTCCGCGCAGCCAAAGCACAAAAATGCCAAGTGGGCGCGGAAATGGCTTGGGTGACTGGCGCCAACTGGCCGCCAGTGCCCCAAAAGGACCAAAATAAAGCGCTCCAGCTTCTTAAAGATTTTGGCGAAGACCTCATAAACTGGCCGCGCGACGTGGCCACACTCTTAAAATACTACTACGGAAGCGGTCCAGGCCTGTATGGGCAGACGCGTCGATGAAAGATATGAATGGATTAGCGACATGAAGATTACAAAACAACAACTTAAACAGATTATTAAAGAAGAGCTTAGCGAGATTACAACAGCTCAAGCCGGCACAATGCCTTTTCCATCTGGCACGGATCAGGGCGTGGGGATCGTAAGGCAGCATTTAGGAAAGATTGTTGCCGAGTTGTCAGGCGCCGGACTTGACCCAGATTTGTCTCAAACAATGGGCAGCACCGGGCACACCGGTATCACGCCCGACTTGGATGGGCTAGCTGCTGAAATGTATCGGATGATAATAGCCGAGATGGGGGCAGCATGAACAAGCTATTTGAAAATTGGAACAAGTTTTTGAATGAAGAGGGCTCACCAGAGGAATTATACGCAGATTTTCTTCAAACAAAACCCTCTGTTAAAGAGGATTGGTCAGATTTAGTAGTTAGACCCAACAAGGTTTCACAATTTGGAAGAATTGATGGCCAACATTTACAGGTAGTGGGTGATGCGCTTGTTGATTATTTTGTTCCATCCAACCAGCACGCTAGCGATGAACAACTTGAAGCAATATCGCTAGCCTACAACGCCATTGATGGCGCCGTTACAGAACATTACACCACTGCTCGCGATACAGCGCTGGGCAACGCGGAATCTGAGAGTGATGCTGAAGTTATTGCGATGGAGATCTTCAAAGAACTATTTAATGATGTCTTGACTCAAACTTCTAACATAGAAAACTTGAACCCAAGGTAGAAGCACTAAGCATGAATGGATTAGCAACATGAACAAACTATTTGAAAATTGGCGAAAGCACTTAAACGAAGGGTATACGGTACCGCCGTCCCTTGATGATCTTCTAGACCGCTTATCTGACCCTGCCCAAAAGCAACAAGTTAAAACTGACCTTGAGCAATCGGGAGTATTTCAATTAGATCCGATAGAAGATAAAGAGAAAATAAAATCTATCATTAATCGCATGCGCGGTAACTCTACAGACCAAGTATTGGATTTCATATTAGTTACAATAGCGGATGAAGTTTTAAAGGTAAGAGTATGATGAGAATACTAAGCATGAATGGATTAACAACATGAAGATTACAAAACAACAACTTAAACAGATTATCAAAGAAGAGATTTCTACTCTGACAGAAGGAGGACAATGGCCCGGCTCTGGAGACTCATTGCGCGCCCTTGCTCCCTTAGCTGACGCAATTGCTAATGACTTGGGCGTAGATTTATATGAGGACAACATCGCCGAAAGGCTAGCCGAGATCGTATTGAAAGAGTTTTATGAGGGGTCCGATGGGGACCAAACCGATCAAGAATCCGGATACGGCTCACACGATTGGTATGGGGACGAATCACCATACGATGCAGGATATTAATATGAAGATCACCAAGTCCCAACTAAAAGAGATCATCAAAGAAGAGCTTAGTGATTATTTATCAAATATATACAAGTGGTGCCCAGAAGGCAGCAAATGTCCCCCGGAAAAGAAAAAGACAAAATGGTGGAAGGGAAGATGAAAATCACCAAGTCTAAACTTAAACGGATTGTAAAAGAAGAGGTTGAAAAAGATCAAGATCTTCTCGATGCTATAGCATTGCTCACAGATTCCATAGAAGGCTTAGATATTAGTATTGATTTCTTGTCAGCTGCAGTGTCAGGGGGTAGCGCTTTATCGGTCGGCGCCGGCCAGAAAAATTTGGGGCGCCTGTACAATCCATCACCATCGCGCAACCACCAAATTGAGGTAAGTGAAGGGACCTCCCAACTTAAACAGTTTATTAGAGAAGAGCTAGATGAATTCTTGGATGAAGTATCCTCTGAAAAACAGCGCCGCTGGGCTTGTGCACAAAAAGATAAACCAGCATCAGAACGCGCAGATAGCTTATCTGCCGCAGAAGCAGAAGAGATGTGCACCTCAAAAATAGAAGAAGATGGTTGACCGGATAAAGAGGAGTCCGGTCGGACCCCACACTGGAGTGATGAATGATGGAAAAAGCACAGGCGTTTGTAGATACATGGTTAGCAAAGCTTACATCTCGTAAGCTGATGGTTTGGCTTACAGCCACGGGACTGACATTCACAGGACATGTTACCAGCGAAGACTGGGTTTTGATCTCTGCCATTTATATTGGAGGGCAGACTATTATTGACGGGGTCGCTCGGCTAAAAGGATATAATGATTAAGCAGAAGATATTAGAATTTGCTCTGAAGAACTGGAAAGCAATACTAATAGTGTTGCTTTTAGCCGTTATAGCCCTGAAGAATAGCCGCGATTATAAACTCATGCAAACCGCATATGAAACCCAAGTGGAATCTCATGAAGCACAAATCGAAGGCTTAAAAGAAATACACAAGCGAGAAATAGAAGAAAAAACGTTATTGATGGAAAGCTTTTTAGAGTCAATTGCAGTAATTGAAGAAGAGTATGAGAAGGCCCAAGAGGAACTTGAAACACTTCGAGAGAAAAAGAATAACGAATACAAAAGAAAATTCAGACATGACAAGCAGGCACTAATTAAAGATATAGAGACAAAGTTTGGTATTGAATATGTTCCTTAATCTTCTTTTGATGTTGAGTCTTTCGGTAAATGCAACCGAGCCCGCTAAATTTTCCATACTGGAATATAGAGCACCCGCACCATTCGCAGGTGTAATTTTTGATGAGAAAGCCATGGCAAAGATGTTGGCAGATTATGATCTTGCCATGTATGCTTGCGACATAAAGACCGATTATCAACTGAAGATTCAAAAGGAAGAGTATGAGTTCAAGTTAGAAGATCTGAGAATTGAACATAAAGCTTTAACAGATGAGTATGATTTGTTTATAATGCAGAAAGATAAAGAAATTAATATACTCGTAGACTCACTAAAAAAAACTTCACCCCGGCACAAATGGTTATATTTTGCTGGTGGGATCCTCATTGGTACTGCGGGCTCATATGGCGTATATAGAGCAATAAATGAAAAATAAAAATACGAAAGAACTGGATCGGCTAGCCGCTGTTGAAAAAGCAATCTCTCAAAAATATGGTAAAGAGACAATTCAAAACCCACGCAGCGAGTGGAACGAGGAAAAAGAAAAAGAATACATCGAGCAGATGAAAGATTTCTATAAAGCTAAAAGTCTAAAGGAAAAGTGGAAAGATAAAATTGAGGTTAATGGCATAAAGGCCACAAAAAAACTACTTAATAGAGAATCTCTACGAACATGTCCTGTCTGCGGGAAATTCCCAAAGAAAACCATGGATGATGTTTGTCTTCTAAAATTTGATTGTTGCAGTAGATGTTACATTCAATATGTAGAAGGGAGAGAGGATAGATGGAAAGAGGGATGGAGACCAAGTGAAAATAAATAAAGAAACACTTAAGGAAATGATTCGTCAAGTAATTAACGAAGAAGGTGAACAAGACCCCACTAAACTTAAAACAGGTTCTATGTCCACTGGCGCACGAATTAAGGGCTCACGAGACCGCATCGCCGGCGCTGCAGAAGAATTCACAAATCAAGAAAGAAATATCATCGACCAATTAGAGAAGTTCATCTCAGACATGGCCGCAAAGCCGGGAGTTGATCTAACAAAATTCAGACCCCTTTTACAAAGAGTACTGAAACTTTTACAACAACAAGCTGCTAAATCAATAGAGCAACCACAACAAGGAGAAGAGCAATAATGGCAACAGTTTACGAAATAGTGCAGGGGCTTTCCCAAGCCGCCGCAAATGCATACGATGGAGCACTTGGTGAAGACCAATCGCCCACAAAGACCGGAGTACTTCGACGTGAAGAAGGAGACGCTCTTATTGATCAGAGAGTAATGGACGGCTTTAACGTAAAGTTTTACGGAGACATGATGTGCTTGGGATATCAGTCTGAGATTAGACTTAAAGAAGTTTACGCACAAGGCTTTGAAGACGAAATTTCACAACGTGTAGCAGACATCGCAGGGTTCCTCAAGAAAGAGTATAAGAAGATCACAGGCCGCACCGTCGCTCTCACCGAAGAGGGGGAGATCGATGTGCGTGTTGAAAATTCTTCACGAGTTCGCTCTTGGGTAACAGCAAAGATGCACTACAAGGTGGGGGGACTGTCCTCTGACATGAACGACGACAATAGCGGCTCTGTTAACACCGTTGAAGAGGGTTGGAAAACCTTCCTTGATCAAGGCGGCTGGGATGGCCCGCGTCCAAGCAACGACACTCGCCCTAAGAAATCTGGAGAGTAAAACCATGAATGTCTCCCGTGCCGATTTATATCGCCTCATTGTAGAAGAATATGCAGCCGAGGAAGGGCTCCAACTTGAAGCGCTGAGTCAAGACAAATATGAAGAGTTTGTGGCGTGGATCCAAAAAAAGGGCCCGAAGCCTGAATGGCTTGACGATTACGGCACAAGTAAGAAGAGCGTGCCTGATGCGCCCGATGTGCCTCCATCCCCGGATCAATCAGATGTGACTTCGAGTGAAACTTATCCAATGGATATTCCAAGTGACGATGCCCCGGAGAGTGAATATCAAGGGTTCCAGAATGATTCCGGACTAGATATTGAGGATCAGCTAGCTGCTTTAATCCAAGGCATGGATCCAGAATCAGTAGCGGAACTTTTCCAAACAGTTTTTGAAAAGATTCCTGGTGTCGAACTATCGAGCCCCGAAGACGAAGATTACCCAGACGAAGAGACACTCTATTCCCCCGGTGCTGAAGGTCGACCAGTTGCTGGCTTCCAGCTTCAAGAACTTATGGAGCTTATTCAAGAGGTACTTGAAGAAGGTCATTACCACGACATGGGTGACGAAGACGAAATGTATGACGCATTAGATCCTCACGGATTTAACAAAATGTCTGATGCGCAGATAGTTGATCAAGCTTGGAAAGAAGGGATTGAAGAAGTGATTGTGCTTGATGGTGAAGGGGACCTCGCCAATAGAGAAGAGGTATTAGCGGCCATGAAAGATGTATGAGCTTCCAATTAGACAAAAAACAAAGAGTCAAAGAAATATTAAAATGCGGTAAAGACCCATCTTATTTCTTGAAGACATATGCCCGTATATCTCACCCGATGCACGGGCTGATTCTTTTTGATACGTATGACTTTCAAGATGAATTATTAAAAGATTTTAATGATTATAGATTTAACGTTATTTTGAAAGCGCGTCAACTTGGAATCTCCACGATAACGGCTGGCTATGTTGTCTGGCTTATGCTATTTCATCGCGATAAAGCGATCTTGGTTATGGCAACTAAGTTTGCGACGGCTGGAAACTTGGTCAAAAAAGTTAAGAACATTATGCGCAACCTTCCCGACTGGATGAAGATAGCCACCATTAGTGTGGACAACCGCACCTCTTTCGAACTTTCTAACGGTTCGTCTATAAAGGCGACATCAACTTCAGGTGATGCTGGTCGTTCTGAAGCGTTGTCTCTCTTAGTGCTTGACGAGGCAGCACACATTGAAGGGCTCGAAGAATTATGGACTGGCTTGTATCCCACACTGTCAACCGGTGGCCGATGCATCGCGCTTTCTACTCCGAACGGTGTCGGCAACTGGTTTCACAAAGCTTGCACCGACGCGGAAGCCGGCGCCAACAATTTTAACCTAACCACGTTACCGTGGGATGTGCACCCGGATAGAGACAAAATTTGGTATGAGAAGGAAACCAAAAATATGTCTAAGCGCCAAATTGCACAAGAGCTAGCCTGCAACTTCAACACATCCGGTGAGACAGTTATAGATTCAGGGTGTATGGAATGGCTAGCCGCTAATATAAAAGAGCCCAAGTATCGCACGGGCTTTGATCGCAACTTCTGGATTTGGGAAGAGTTTGATCCTACATGCAATTATCTAATGGTTGCGGATGTAGCCCGCGGCGACGGCGCCGATTTTTCAACTTTTCATGTTGTCAAGCTTGAGACGCTAGAAATAGTGGGAGAATACCAAGGAAAACCAACACTAGATATGTATGCTAATTTGCTGAACCAAGTAGGAAGAGAGTTTGGTAATTGTATGCTTGTAGTGGAAAACAACAATATTGGATATTCAGTCTTGGATAAACTCATTAATGATCACCGGTACCCAAATGTTTACCACTCAGTTAAATCTACGCACGAATATATAGAGCAGTATCAAGCAGAAGTTATAAACAGCGCCGTGCCCGGATTCTCCACTACAATGAAAACGCGCCCATTGATTGTCGCAAAACTAGAAGAATTCATCAGAAACAAACTAATTAAGGTATATTCATCTCGTACTATTAACGAAATGAAAACTTTTATTTGGAGGAACGGTAAGCCGCAAGCAATGAAAGGCTACCATGATGACCTTATCATGGCTTTAGCGATTGCATGTTGGGTCAGAGATACAGCGTTGCAATCAAATGCTAGAGAGTTAAACTATCAAAAAGCTTTTGTCGACGCGATATATACCACAAAAACTAGTATGAATACTCAAATTAAAGGACAAGATGGCTATAAAAAAGATAGTATCTTTGATAAAATGAATCAAGCAGAAGATTTATATAGTCAATATAAATGGATTATAAAGTGAGAAAATAAATGCCCTTAGACAACAACCCAGCAAATAAACAAAATAGCTTATTCAAAGCTTTAACAAGACTCTTCTCCGGACCGATTATTAGTTATAGATCTCAGTCAGGAAGAAGGATCCGCCGCCAACATTTGGACAAGTTTTCCTCTCGGTTTCAATCCGCGTCCGGACAGCAGTTTAAAAAGACTCTGTATAATCCGTTAGATGTTGTTGCAACCAATGCGATGCAAAATCAAGCACGTGCCGAGCGCTATGTAGATTTTGATCAGATGGAATACACTCCTGAGATTGCGTCCTCAATGGATATATACGCAGACGAGATGACAACCTATTCGGATCTGCGCCCCATGCTAAACATCAAGTGCCCAAATGAAGAGATTAAAGCTGTCCTAGCTATTTTGTTTGATAATATCCTTAACCTTAAATACAATCTTTTTGGGTGGGCCCGCACCATGTGCAAATATGGGGATTTTTTCCTCTATCTGGACATCGATGATAAATATGGTGTACAATCTGTTATTGCCCTTCCGTCTAATGAGATCGAAAGGCTCGAAGGCTTAGACTCCACAAACCCAAATTACGTTCAATACCAGTGGAATTCCGGAGGAATGACATTTGAGAACTGGCAGATAGCACACTTTAGAATTCTTGGAAATGATAAGTACGCCCCCTACGGAACATCAATCCTTGAGCCCGCTCGCCGTATCTGGCGCCAACTCACTCTCATGGAAGACGCCATGATGGCATACCGCGTTGTACGCTCATCTGAGCGCCGAGTCTTTAAGATTGATGTGGGAGCTATCCCCCCACAGGATGTGGAACAATACATGCAAAAGATTGTGACCAACCTCAAGCGTCACTCTGTTATTGATAACAAGACCGGCCGTGTTGATTTACGGTATAACCCTATGTCTATTGAAGAAGATTACTTCCTTCCTGTTCGACCCGGCTCTGCGACAGCAATTGAAAGCCTCGCAGGAGCCCAAAACATTACTCAAATTGATGATATCAAATACCTTCGCGACAAGCTGTTCTCTGCTCTCAAAATTCCTCAAGCTTATCTTTCAATGGGTGAGGGCGCTGCAGAAGATAAGACAACGTTGGCCCAGAAAGACATTCGTTTCTCGCGCACCGTACAACGGTTGCAGCGTGTTATCATCGCTGAGTTAACTAAGATAAGTATCATACACCTGTATACCCTCGGATTCCGCGGCGACGACCTGCTGGGATTTGATCTGAGTCTTAACAACCCATCCAAAATCGCAGAGCTTCAAGAGCTTGAGCACTGGAAGACGAAGTTTGATATCGCTGGCTCTGCTACCGAAGGATACTTCTCCCGCCGCTGGGTTGCTGAGCACGTTTTTGCGATGTCTAACGAAGAGTTTATTCGCAACCAGCGCGAAATGTACTATGACAGAGAACACGATGCTGCTCTCCAAGCAGTCGCAGAAGCTGCAGCCGCCGGCGAAGCTGGCGGTGGTCTAGGCGGAGATCTAGGTGGCGACCTTGGCGGCGACTTAGGTGGCGACTTAGGCGGTGACCTCGGCGGACCAGAAGAAATGCCAGCCGGTGATGTTGGAGAACCTGAAGGCGGCGGCGATGAATCAGCGCTTCTAGCCGTACCCCCCGGCTCCCGTAACGCACCACGATTAACGCCCGGATCTAAAGGAAAGGTTTACCATCCCAAAAAGGTCGACCGCCGTGATGCTGGTGCTCGAACTCGCTCTATTGCATCCAAGTATGCTAAGGAGAAGAGCAGCAATACGCTACGCAATATAGTGCCGGGACTTACAGACATCAGCACTTTGAAAAACGGCTCTGGTATTGGAATAGGTATTAATGAATACGACCACTCTACTTATAAACAGCGAGAGAAGGATGAGGAGGATAGGGTTTTCCAAATCAACGAGTCCGTCCGAAACCTTTTGAATGATTTGGATGCTAGTAATAAAACTTTAACGGAGGAAGAAAATGAAGATAAGACACAACAAAAAGCGTAACACCGCATTTGTATATGAGGCGCTCATTCGAGAAAATACAGTAGCTATTCTCAGAGGTGACGCTGAGACTCAAAAGACAATTATAGAGATTGTCAAGAGACATTTCTCTCCGAGCACTCCCCTAAAGAAAGAACTAGAGTGTTATCGTTCACTATACGAGAACCAGGACTTGGATGCTGAGACACACCAAAAGATTTTAAAAGAATGTAAACTTCAACGAGCGCTAATTTCTACACCGGAATTATTTGCCGCCCAAACCGCACTTATCCATGAGGTAAACAAATCCCTCTCTCCTTCTATTTTTAAGAACTTCGTTCCCAATTACAAGACTCTTGCGACTATAGCGCAAATCTTCTCGGATACGACCACACCAAAACAGCGCGTCATTTTAGAGAATCAGATGATTGCAGAGATGCAAGAGAAAAGAGATCCATCACAGATTGCAGAACAAATAGACAATGTTGTTTACAGAGCCTTTGTTAAAAAGTTTAATGACAAATATGAAGGAGAATTGTTAGATGAGCAAAAGGAACTTTTAGCTCACTACATCGCTTCTTTTTCTGACAACGCGCTTGGATTAAAAACGTTTTTAAATGAAGAGATCTCGCGGCTGAAAGATATCATGTCCGCCGCCCCCCTGCGTGAATATATTAAAGAAGATTCTGACATGGTGGAGAAAAGCAAGCAGGTTTTGACCATACTTGATTCGTATGCCCAAGCGGGAATGAACGAAAAGATGCTCACGACTATCTTAAAAACCCAAAAACTAGCAAAGGAGATGTCTACTGATGGCCATAATAATTAAAGTTGGCGAGAAGTCAAACGAAAAGAAAGTTAGACTTGAACTCGACGCCCGCAAGAGTGTTAGTGGAGATGTGATGGTATTCGATCACGGAGACATCGATATCGTGTTATCCCCATCAGCTAATAAAGTTATTGCTTTTCCAAAAGATGTTATTACCGATATGGTGTACGGTGCACAAAACCGACTCTTTACCCATCTTCAAAAGCGCGGACTGGTTGTCCCAGAGTCAATTAAGGCTGGCTCCTTCTTTGGTTCTTTTGAAGCAACAATGCAAGAGTCCGCTTCTGAAAAGATTAGCCCCGCAAAACTCACGCTTATTAACATATCAAATTTTATTGATGAAGAGCGTCCCTACTTTGAAAGCACGGATGCAATTATCTCCATGACAGACGACGAACTCCTTCACCCTGACAAGGCTGATTCTACTGAACTTGGCGATGTACCACAAAATGTAGAGAAGGGATCGATCAGACCTGGATACGTTCGTAACTCGTACGGCGCGAATTATTTGTATACAGTATAGGAGTTGCCCATGTCCGAAATGAAAGTTATAATGGAGAATTGGGACGGCTTTCGCAAGCGTGAACTTATAAATGAAGTCTATCTGAAAAATTGTCGAGAACAATTTGCCAACGCGGGACAATTTGCTGATGCCTACAGAGTAGCTATGGCCATCGCCTCCAAAGACAAGAACGCAAAAGAATTACTAGATAAATTACAAACTGGTGCAGAATGGGCCACAGCCTTTGGCGGAGTTTTAGTAGCTGCCGGCGTGGCTACCGCTGGCGTATCGGCTGCTTTAGGCGGCTCAATTGCTGCTTTCGCTGGATTAGGAAATTTGATCATCGGCGCTATTAGATCGGGAAGAAACAAAAAGTTTGACAAAAGGGTTATGGACACTATTTTTGATGCTTTATGTATAGATCCCTCCGTGTTAGACGTTACAGACGACGAGCTAGAAGAAAAAATATTAGCAACCGTAGAACCATTTAACGACATGGAAACGTTTTTAAATGGCTTAAGCGAAAACGATCCTGTACCAGATCTAAACTCTATGTTTATAGCGGCAATTAATGCTAAGTTACAAGACACAGATCAATCAGAATTAACGGACAAGAGTTAACAATGGAACTATTAACATTCATACTATGCGCTTACGGCTTAACACAAATCATTGTGTATGGTACACTATTCGATAGAATAAGGCCCACCAAAGGAAAGCTAGGAAAGCTTTTTAAATGTCCGATGTGCATGGGATTTCATGTGGGTTGGTTTTTAATGCTACTTTCTCCCTTTACGGAACTATTTAGCTATGACGTTTCCGTCGCTAACTTTTTCCTACTTGGGTGGGTGTCGTCAGGAACATCTTACGTTTTAAATATGGTCTTTGGAGACCACGGAGTAAAATATGAACACAAACATTTGGACAAATAAGTGGATGCTGCAGCCAGTCCGACACTGCTGTAAGGGAAGTTAGCTATGGGTCAGAAACTTTTAAGAGAGTATTATGAGCTATGCGAAGGCGGTGTCTGTCAGGATCTATTGACTGAAGCCGAGAAGCGATATGTGGCTGACGGCGGCATGATTTTGAGCGGCAAGTTACAAGAAGCTGATATCCAAAATGGAAACGGAAGAGTGTATCCCCACAAAGTTTTAATGCGCGAGATGAAGAATTATACCAAATTGGTAAACGAACAGCGCGCTCTTGGCGAGTTAGATCATCCCGATGATTCAGTAATCAATTTAAAAAATGCATCTCACCTTATTACTGAAGTTTGGTGGGATAACAAAAATGTTATGGGCAAAGTAAAAGTACTTAACACGCCTTCTGGTGGCATTCTTCGCTCCTTAGTAGAATCGGGTGTCAAGCTAGGAATCTCCTCGCGAGGCATGGGCTCCGTGACCGAACAGCAAGGGCAGACCATCGTAGAAGATGACTTCCAGTTGATTTGTTTTGACTTTGTATCCGAGCCATCCACCCCGAACGCCTTCATGATGAAGGAGGCAAAAGATTTACAGCCCACGAATATCCTCACTAAAGCAGACAAAATTAACAGACTGTTAAATGAGGTGTTGGATAATGACTAAAAGCTGGTCAAGCTTTGAAGGACAGCAGTTGCTCCAAGAAAATTGGCGCAACTTTTTGTCTGAGGAGAGCGAGACAGCAAAGCATCTTAGGGACCAGGGCTTCGT